ATACGAGATTGGTCAGTGACTGGAGTTCAGACGTGTGCTCTTCCGATCTATCCCAATCCTCATCGTATCTCTAGAAGATAGAGAATTCTGAAACTCGAGTACTCGTTTCTTATCCTCCTCAAAGCAGTGTTTTTCTACTATAGGGCAGTTACACTCTGAACATGGGTCGTTGTAAGACATTAGAACCACTCCATTTAATTGAGACATTGGTTACTCAAAGGTTTTCTTGACTGTTAGGGTCAAAACTAGGTTCCTCACCTCTCTGGCGAATAACCGGTTTCTCACAGTTCCATAACTCTGAGTAGAGGATCCGCATCCTAAAACTGGATATCCATACAATATTCCGTAAATATTGTGTTTACGTTTCATTTCAATCCTTCTTTGTAACTCTAGAGATCTTATACAGTTACAAAAACACAAGGTTCACAACTCCTTCTGTTTGTCACAAGGAGGAATCTTGTCGTCTCGACGGAAAGTTTTAGCTACTTCGATTGAGTCAATCTGATCACAGCCCGGCAAGAAGACCTCAGTACCGTCAGAAATACCTAACTTTCTGACAAACTCCTCGACACTGATCGCTTTCTCAGATAACATAGAGTAATCAACTGGATACACTCTATCTGCAGGTCGGAAGATTGGTCGAGTAGCTCCTCTCAAGTAAATTCGTGCTTCCATTGATCACCTCATCTGCAAAAGTTTGTGAAGTTGAATTCCAATCCGAACGTCGAAATGTTTCGCTGCCCAGCTAAAATCAGTTCTCATGATCAAATCACTCAACCATCGACTAGGCTGACCTCCTAGTGGGTTGAAGTAGACAATCTTTCTCAGATTCTTTGAGGCTAGCTCTCGAAGAAACTGTATAGCACACGAGAAATCATCCCCATGTTTGCACACGAACTTAATGCAATCTTCATCAGGCCTCTCAAAGTTTGAGATCAGCATCCGATCTCTCTTTCCTGTTGAAGGAAGTTTGTAATCGATCACAAACTGGAACTTGCTCTTCAGATACCGAAGATTCGCTTTCGTAGCAACTGCTTTAAGAAATCTATCAACAGAGACATGCCCAGCAGTTTCGACTACGATCTTCTTTAGAGTAGGAGCAAATCTCTGAAAGGCGAGATTGCAGAATTGAGCTAACTCCTGATGATTCTGCTCGAGAGGTTCCCCTCCAGTGATACAAAGATATTGACAGCAAGGATCCAGATCAACACACAGCATGAGGAGATTTGCAGGATCAACATCTTTAGATTCTCCTACTCTATTCACTCCTTTCCATGAGTATGGAGTGTCACACTCTGGACACTGTAGAGAACACCCAGCAAATCTGACAAATGTAGTTAGACATCCAGTGGTAGGACCCTCTCCTTGAACCGATCTAAACACTTCAACTATTTTCATGATTCTTCTCCGAATACGTTGCAGAACTTCCAGAGGTCTCAAAGACTTCAACAGATACGAGAGATACTCTATTCATAGACTTGTCAACACGACGCTCTCTATCGAGCCAACCGAGAGTGTAGTGATACAACACCTTAGCTAGATACTCAGCAGTAGGACAACTTACAATATTGACTCTCTGATTCACTTCTCCAACCTGCGAAAGAATAGGATCACTTTCAGATAAGATTATAGAATGATCCCACATTTTCCACAGTTCGTCTTTCAATTTCTTCAGAGAACAGAAATCGATAACCATCCCTTCTCTATTCAATTCAGTTGCTTCTAGTGTAACGCGGATTCCGTAGTTGTGTCCATGGATATACTTACACATCCCTTCGTGATTCATCAACCGGTGAGCACAACTGATCTCTCCAAGATGTTTTCGAACTTGAAACAACTCACTCATCAGATTTTCTCCTATCGAAAAGCAAGTATCTCTTCTCTCCATCAATAATCTTTATCTGAAGCAAACCTTGTTGCTTCAAAAGGGCTAGATGATAAAACACAGATGTTCCTCTGTTCTTAGGTATTGTACTCTCTTCTGAGATAAACCGAGATATTTCCTCAATAGTCTTAGGTCCTGACTTAAGGTACTCTTGAATCGAAACTCGAATTGAACTTTCTCTCGCCTTTTCAGAAGAAGTTAAACTCTTACATTCCGCAGAATGAGAGCAGATTGAACACTCCTTTGCATTCTCTCGAAAGAGTCTCGAGAAACATCTCTTCACATCAACCTCCGTATCGACATGACTGCCTGGCGAAGTTCTGCGTAGAGGTTATCTACAGCAGTTAGATTCACGCTCAGGTATTCACTAATCTGTTCTTTTCCTACTCTCCTCGGGAACGCTGCTAGTTGAATCAAGAGTATCTTGCGAGAAAGAGGAGAAAGCACTTTTCTCAGAATCTCTAGTAGAGCAGAAACATCTAAAGAGCTTTCAAGACTCTCTACAGATCTATCGAATTTAGAAACATCTCTGGCGAGAGCAGCCGGAACTCGAAGGCGCTTTGCTTCTGCCTCTACGTAGCATTTCAGATACCCTGCTACAACAGTAACGACCCAACTCGATAGCTTTGCTCCTTTATCTTCTCTAAACCGCTCAATCGCTTTCTGGGCGGCCAACCAACCTTCCTGAAATAAATCATCAGAAGAAATAAATCGAGGTCTTCGAATCTTCGAAACAACCCATGAAACCAGTTTACAAATCTCATCCTGAGAAAGTGGGTTCTCTAACAACTTCTGCTTCCTCTACAAATCTCGAGACCTCAACTCCTAAAGATGCAGGGTCTTCTCCTTTGGGAAGCTTTGCGATACGAACACACACATCAAGAGAAAGCAGAAAGTCAACATCAGCTCTAAGCTTCTCAACTTTGTGTTTGGACTCAAAAATATCAGGATCAAAACAGAACACTACAGAATCGGGAAACCTAGAAAGAATCAATGCCCTCTGTCTAGAAGATAGGAAAGATCCAAAACACGCAACACCTCTTCCATCTAACGGCCATTGATCAAACACACCTTCAACAACAACGATATCTCTACTGCGTAGAGAATCGAAACCGTATAGATAGTTACTAATTGGAACTTCGGATGAAGTCAGATACTTAGGTACTCGACTGCACGGAACCATTAATCTAGATTGGTATGCGACAAGAACTCCTGACGAATAGATAGGAATAATGAGTCTGTATCGAAGCTCACCTGTGATACAGAACCCTACCCCTCTCTTCATACAATCCTCGACAGTGATTCTCCTCTGATTCAAGTAGTTTAGAACAACAGGAAACTTTCGAACTGAGGAGTCATCAATCAAGATAGTTTGAGGAGGAAGAGAAACTCTCACACGTAACTCTTCAGGAGAATTTCTCGACAAGATCTCACGAATAGAATCAATCGAATTTGCTCGGAAGTGAAGGTTTTGCTTCTCAAATCGAACTGTTGGGAGTATCTTTGAAAGAATCTTATCTAGAGAACCAGAAGCTCCACACTTCCAGCAATGGAAGTTAGACCCATCGAGAAACAATCCACAATGATATCCAGTGTCTTCATCTGGGCAGTAAGGACAACAGATATTCAGAGCATTTCTGGTTTGTTTCTTCGTTTGAATTCGGTGCTCTCGAAGTAACCTTTCGAGATCTATCTTCACCCGAACCGCCTTTTAGCTCTCTGGTTATTCTTAGTTCCATCTCTTCTTAGCAGCTCTAGAAGGCGTCCTGTAGACTTCACGCCACACTGTTTCGAGCCGTTGACGAAGTTGATCTTCATAGTGTTTCTCTTCAATCAACCTTGTCATCGCTTCGAGACCTTTCTCCTTATGCTCGCCGAAGAGATAGTACCTTGTCCTTTCTTCTTTCTTCTCTCTCTCTTCTTTACTGAGTACTGAGTATTGCTCGATGTCGTGTTCTCGTAACCACTCTAAAGAAGATCCGATATCATCAACTCCATAATCGAAGATGACCCGAAGCTCTCCTGATCTGTAAGGCGGAGCAATCTTATTCTTTACGACATTGAACGTGATGACTACTCCAATAGCAATTCCTCGAGAATTCAGAATTTTCTTCTTGAGATGAACTTGAACTCGAGTCGATGCGTAGAATTTGAGAGCTCGACCTCCACTAACGGTACTCGAATCACCATACATTACTCCAACATTATCTCTCTCTTGATCTACGAAGATCAGCGCTAGATTCTTTCGAGAGACTTCTGCTAGATACTTTCTAAACGCTGCGGATATAATCTTCGCTCGAGAGACTCCGTATCCTGTGTTTCCTAACTTCTCTTCTTGCTCGACCTTGGAGGGAAGAGCACTCAGAGAATCGATACCTACTGCTCCTGGTTTTGAGTTCGATCTTCGATCCTTCAAGATATTCTTGATGTGATCATCAAACAATTCTTCAACACTAGTAGGGACCTGATATCTCCAACTCTTTTGAACATCTAATCCGAAGAGGCTAGCTCTCTCGAGATCCAACGTCTGCTCTGCATCTTCGTAGTATGCAATTCCTCCCTGCCTCTGAGCAGATCCGAGAGCTTCTTGAACGAGAACCGACTTCGCTGCCGCCTCTTCCCCATAGATGTGTGAGACTCGACCGACTCCAAAACCTCCAGGAAGACGGTTAGCAATGGCAAGATCTAGAAGTGAACACCCTGTACTCAACCACTGAGTACAGGGTGCCAAGTCCTCTCTACAGATCTCATCCACCACTTCTCGAACATCCACAGAGTCTACACTGTTTGCTTCTGCTGGATTTACATCTTCCGACAAGTTACACCTCACGAAGGTGTCGAAACTTCCGTTTTCTCCGCTGCTGTGGAAGCATCCTTCTCAGGTTTAGATTTGCGAAGAAGAGTAGCGCGAATCTTCCTCTTACAATCGTACTGCTTCCCTTCAGGAGATTGAATTACAGTAATCTGTGTTACTGTAATCGATCCGTCTCCATTATCACGAAAGTCCAAACACTCCGAAGCGTAACTCCATCCCTCTGGCCAACTAATCATTTCCTTTGCCACGATTCTGTCTCCGTTCGATAATCTCTCGTTCAACCATCTCTACTACTTTTCGAGAAGGTAGATCAAGATTCAACCTCTCACTCAGTGCCATCTGAACTTCATTGTTTAACATGGACCTCTTCTGATCCAACACGCTGACGAGAACTTCTGCTTCATCAACTCTATCACTAGCTTCGAGAAGAAAATCTCTAGCTTTGATAACCTCCTCTGTCTTCGTAGCAGTCGAAATAATAGACGCCTCAGTTACCTTATCTAAACCATACTCACTAGGATTTCTTCTGATATCCGACTCAACTTCGGCTTTCGTCAACTCGAAATTGGCCTTTGCAGCCCGAAATACACTCTTTGCCTCACACAGCAGCTTGGCAGCTACTGCATACAGGTGGGCTTGCCGAGAACACTCCTCCACGAGATTGCAAACATCAATCTTTCCACAGTTCTTGAAATCTTCTACACTGACAGTTGAGTCGACTAGAGATTCAAGCATCTTCTTGAGATTCATAGTTTCTTCATCCTGGCCTGAAGTCGAGCCCTAACAGCAGCCAGAGAATCCTTAGAAGAATCTGGCTTCTCAACCGGCTTCTCAACTGGCTTCTCAACCGGCTTCTCAACTGGCTTCTCAACCGGCTTCTCAACCGGCTTCTTAACAGAATCCGAAACCGGAATCCGATCAGGCCTATCTAGACCCAACTCAGTCGCAATCTTTGCTCCTAGATCAACCTTTTCAGATTCACCATACTCTTTAGTAGCTTCCTCTTTCTTCAAACTCCCTTCAAACGATTCGAGAATCTCCTCGTAAGAAGCCCAGTTGATGAGAGTATTGAAATCTGGGACCGAATCGAGCCACTCCTTCTTCAGAGGTGGTCGATCCTCTAGAGAAAAACCCTCGTACTTCGTAGTTGTAGACGTCTTCCCGACTCTCTTGAAGTGAAAAGTTTTTCCATTTTCCGGATCAGAGATATCAATGATCTCTTTTGTTCTCGGATTCTCACTAACCGAAACAATTCCTTTCTGCACTGTGAATGCAGCCTCGAAGAATTGAACACCTTCATTTACTGATTTCTGATCTTTCATATCAACGACAAAGAATAGATATCGAAGGACAGGCCGCAATTCATAGATTGCCGCTTTAAGTTCCTTATCGTCTCCAACTAGTTGAGTTTCAAGATCTCGACGCCTTTCACAGATAGGACAAGGCCTTCTGAGCATCTCGAGAGGGCATGGGAATGCATCTCCTGCAGGCCCAATGTTAAAGTGAACAGAAACTTGAAGCCCGAAGTATGCATCAGGATCTTTAGGAGGCACAATTGCGAGAAAGTGATCACCTTCATCGACTTTGTATCTCTTGATTCCTGCCTTATCCAAAACCTCTTGGCGATAAAATGATCGCCTGCTACTGTATCCACCTTCCTCAGCGATCTGCTTTTGTTGAGCGATCGCTTTCATCCTCGAAGTAATCATGGTTACAACTCCTCAAATAGAATGACTTCGCAGAAAAGTACGCTGCAAACACTATCCTGAACACAATGAATAATACAACCAAAGAAAGAACAAACAGAAAAATCTCTAGAACCACTAACCAAACTACTTTCAGTGTTGCAAATCCTGAGATTTCCACTGCTTACTCGACCTCGATGCATGCTTCGAGAATCATCGCAACCAGAGCAGGCATTCCCGAATAGTACGTCGATTTATCGAATGCTCTCATCATACACCCATACCTAGCGGCAGCAACCAGATTATTATCTCTAGCTGCTCCCATAACACATTGCTTCAAGTACCCGAGAATCTGTTTCCTAACTGACTCGGAATCGGTCGATTTACACCTCTCGAGAGTGAGAAGGCACTTTCTCCATCGATCTTCTCTCTTAGAAACTAACTCACGACAGAGGTCAATCACATCCTTCTCTGACTCTGAAATACTAGCCAGAACCTCTTCTGCCTTCTCAGGGTCGACCCCAAGAATCTTTTCAAGATCTACGAGAGCTTCTCGAGCACAACCATCAGCGTGCCTGACGATTGCTGCAATGACCTCCTCCGATACTTGTACTCCAAGAGCTTCAACAACTACTTCGAGCAAAACTTTCATCTCAGGAGGACGAAGACGAGAAACTTGATAAGTAGCACAACGGTTGCGAAGGGGCTTAATCAAATTCTCTGGAGCTGTTGTGCAGAAGAGGAAGTACGTCCTTAGAGGAGTGTCTTCAATCACTTTCAGTAAAGCCTCTTGGGCAGCCGGTGTGAGTTGATGGCACTCATCAAAGATGTAGGCCTTTGACTCCGATCCCATTGGAGCAAACATAGCTCCATTCACCACCTCTCGAATCGTATCGATTCCTCGAGTATTCGCTGCATTCAGCTCAAAAAGATCCATTCCATTGCAACGAATCTCTCTAGCGAAGATTCGAGCCAGTGTAGTTTTTCCACATCCTGAATCTCCAACGAATAGATAAGCATGTGGTCGAGAAGCATGATCGAGTTCCACTAAACTCTTGAGAGAACTGATCACACCTTCATTTCCTACAACTTCATCGAACGAACCTGGACGGAGTGTCTGGTATAGCATTAAATTCCTTCCATCTCGTACCAATTCTCGCCGATGGATAAATCAATCTCCATCGGAACGCCTCTTTGAAAATCGTAGTGTTGATGAGTCATACACTGACGAAAAATGTCAACAACACCTTCCACTTCGCTACGTACTACATCTGCTGTCAAAGAATCATGGATTTCAATCCGAAGACTAGATCGATATCCTTTTCTCTCTAACTCTGCATCAATTAGGATTGCTCCTGCAAGAAGCAGATGAAAAGCAGTCCCTTGAATCTCACTATTGATCTGCATATTTCTGGTTAGTGAGGCATGCCGTCTAAATCCAAGAGGAGTCTCCACGTATCCATGTTTATCATAGAAATCGAACTTCCGTTGATGATATTTCTTGATGAGCGGATACTCACTCCAGAATCGATCTTCGGTCCTGCGTACTTGATCTTCTGGAAGTTTTGTGTTTCGTGCGATTGATCCGTAGAAACTCCCGTAGAAGAGAGGAAAGACAAAACCGTTCTTGGAGATGAATCTCTGATCCTTACTAACACTATCTAGATCGACCGAGAATAGATGACTAGCCCAGTAGCGATGTATATCAACCCTCTTGTTCAGCTGCTCGATGAGATTAGGATCTCGAGATAGCATCGCCATTACCGCAACTTCGCATCCCTTGAAATCTGCTTCAATGAAGTAATCATTCTCTGGAACAAAGGATCTTCTCAACTTTCGAGCTTCGGGATCTCTCTTAGGAAAGTTCTGAAAGTTTGGATTTTCACTACTTGAACGAAACGTTCGAGTAGTGTGTAGCATGAAAGATGGATGAAGCATTCCCTTTTCATCTACCTTCTCGAGAGGTCCAATAACGTAGGTGCTCAAAAGTTTCACGAGTTTGCGATTTCTCGAAATGTACTGAAGAGCTTCATTAGCAACACCTGTTGTCTGTTCAATTGCTTTCTGAATCACCGAATCATCGACTGAGTCTTTTCCAGAGTTTGTCTTCTTGTTTGATGTGATGTTAAGAATCTGAAATAAGAGGATTCTAATATCTTCAGGAGAGTTGATGTTGATATTCCTTCCTGTTCTCTTTCTAAATGCTTCTCCAACTGGACTCATCTCGAAGTAGAGGTGAATATCAGCCAGTTGAGCTTCAAGATCAGCTCCGAAACTTCTCAGATGAGGAACATCTACTTTGATTCCTCTCTGCTCCATGTTGGATAGACATGGAAGAGCAGAGTTAAAGAGCTCAACAGCAGGCCTGCGGCTTTCAGTAATCTCTTTCGATTGATCTATCGCTATTCTGAGTTCATACTTGCAGTCCAGAGAGTTATAGCAACATAGATTTTCAAGAGGCTCTTCATCCATCCTCTTGTGATCAACCATACTCTTGAATTTGACACCATAGCGTCTAAACACCTGAAACTCAAGAGAGTTAATATCTTCTCTCTCATCCAAGATATGATTGACAACCATCGTATCCCAAACTTTTCCTCTAACAGAACATCCGAAGTGTACCTTACTCACCGCTCTCTCGAAAGCTGAGTTCTGAGCAACTTTTGGGCAATCACTCTCGAGAAATCTCACTAAATGTTTGATGATAATTCTGTAACTATCACAATCCCAGAAACCTCTGAAATCCAGAGGGATAACATATGCGAACTCAGGATTAGAGCTGAATCCAACACAGAGTGGTTTTGATCCTCTCTCCAGAGGAGACTTCGAACTAGTCTCGTAGTCGAAGCTCACCCACGTTCTCGAAACCGCCATAGTTTTCAGAATTTCGATTGCTCGAGGAAGAGTTCTAACAATCTCAAACGCCTTTCGATCTAACTCTGGAGGAAGGGGTTTTTCCAAATACGTTAGAGCAAGCTCGATATCTCGCGACCACTGACGCTTGATGTCCTCTTCTCCTCTTCCAACATACGAAGGATGAGCAACACACGCTATCCAACAGTTTAACTCTCTCGAAGGGATTGTGAATCCCCTCATCTTCGACATCGTAACAGCAAACGGAGGTTTGAGAAGAGCTCGGATCGCGTGAGATCCACACGCAAAGACCAATTTCGGCTTTGCCTCATTGATTTGTTTGAACAGCCTCTTGGTGCAGTTTTCGATTATCTCTGGATTATCGGGAAAGACGTTGTTCTGAGGCCGACACTGAACAACGTTACTCAGAATGCAATCATCGATATCGACACCATGTCTCTTGAACTCATCTCTGAGAATACCTCCTGCCCATCCAACGAAAGGGCGACCTATCCTATCTTCATTCTCTCCAGGAGCTTCTCCAACAATAGCAATTCCTGTCACGTTTCTTCCAAACGGCTCCATCTTTGGAGTGATGCACTTGGAAGGAAGAGGACACACAGAGCATCCAGTGAGAATCTTACCTTGAGAAGGTAAACTCTGAGACCGAAGTCTTGATATCTCAGAAGTGTCGAGAAAAAAACCTTGAGACATCTTACTCCTTCGTTTTAACCATATGTGTGAGATTAGCGCTCTCGAAGAACAGTAACTTCTGTTCAGGTACGTATAGCATTCTTCGAGAGATCTCGAGAATCTCTTTGAAGAACTTCGGATTAATTCGAAACGCACAATCGCGAAACGATTCTGGAATCTCGCAAGAAATCTGCTCTGTTATCTCTCCGGCGTTTTGTCCAACTGAATGGAGTACAATATTCGAAGGATCAAAAAACACATCCATTCCCATGTCAATTACCTCGAGATCCTTTTGAATAAGAATCTGTCGGTCAAGGGCCGGGAGAATAGCATCTGGAATCTCAATAAATTCTGTAGCTGTGAGATCTCTGAAGAATCGAGACATGTCGGGATAATCACCAGAGACAAGCCCGGCTCCTAGAATCACCTTGCCGTCGTAGAGCTTGAAGAAAACGGCACTCTCTTTCACACAGAAAGCATTGACTTGCCCTATATGTTTCTCAAGTTCAATTACTGCTTGAACTGAAATGTTCATAGGGATAGAGACAGTACCATCGAATAAACACTTTGTTATCCGATATCGATCGCAACTCAAGGCAAAGTTATCCCTAACGTGAACTGATGTTAAAGGTCCTGTGGTCGCATCAGTTGATGCAGAAAACTTACACAGCCCAAGAGCTTGAATCAATCCTGTAGGAAGGTCGATCCACTCGCTTTCAGCCGGCTCACTGACAGCAATTCGAACTCCACTTACTTCACTAGTCTTACTAAAGAGGTCGCCTTCCAGAGATTGACCCGAAATCTTCACGACTCCCTCTGCTTGCTCAATATTGATCTCTTCGTCTGTTATAGAATCGAGAAATGTATAAAGAACTCTTCCAGGAAGAGCACAATTCAACCCTGTATCTTCGTCAAGAACAGCTCGAAGGAAGATCCGACCATCAGTCGATCGAATAGTCTTTCCCTCAAAGAAGAAACAAGAGAATTGCTCAACAATGTCGCCTTTCGCTAGTCCTGGAACCAACATCTTCAGCGTATCAACCAACACTCGAGTTTTCATCATTTCTCCTCTAGAAAAACGCGGGTTGCCTCGTCCTATATGCCCATGGCCACTCAGGAATAGTAGCCATGATTCTCTTCAGAACTCTAATAGTCAACTTATGACGAGTTACATAATTCTCTGTAAGCTCGTCGAAAGAAAATCCTTCACTCGAGACAAACTCGAGAATCTCTTTCTGCTCCTGAAGGGTCATGTTTGTGAAATGGCGGCCTTCTACTTTAACGGCAGGGGAGTGAGGAGAGATTTTGACTCGAGATGGCGTTTCATAGTAGGTCGGTTTTCCATTCAACATCTTAGGAACCACAATCGCACCATATCCGCCAGGTCTTAACCAAGAGGTCGAGTCACACGACCACCAAGGATATCTCTTCATGATATCAAGAGATGTCACACCAAACCCATGAAATCGTCCTCTTGGCATCCCATCTTCATCAGTAATGTAAGGCATCACCTGTTCAAGCCATTGGATCTTCTGTTGAGTAGTTCGATCGTTTGCCGGTGATATTCCGAAGTAAGGGCATTCAGCAACGATCTTCTCTAGCCAGTACCATCTCTCTCCTTGATGAAAAACGTGTACGAGTTTCTCTTTCTCGATTCCTCTTGAGAGCATGTACTGATAGTTTTCCCATCCCTTTCTAGCTGACTCTTCCACCTGCTCCGGAGTAGGGATTACTCCCCAGCTTCCGGGAATAACATCAAGATTTGCTATTGCTCCTACACTATCTTGATGTTTGAGGCAGAAATCGACATATTGATCTATGTCGATTTGCTTCCCCTTCGACCACGCCCCGAATGCACCTGAATCTAAAAACATCCACCCGCCAACGGCATTCAAATCCCGGAGCTGGGAAGTAAACTTGTCCTTCTTTTCTTGATGAATCATATACGTATCAAGTACGTCCTTTGTGTACTCATACAACCCCGTAAAATACTGAAGAGCAAAACCGGCAAAGACGAGCTTCATACTATCACCAATCTGGAATGAGGTTGACTTCGTTGGTTCCGCTCTTGCGGACAACTAGAGTTTCTATTCCTCCTCGAGAGGCAAACGCCCCAATCACTCGAATTGCTATAGGATCAAGGATATTCTTGAGATCATCAAGGATAGTGCCTACAATTGTCTCCATGAACATTCCTTCGTTCCGGAATGATCCGAGATAGAGCTTGAGAGATTTACTTTCAACACACCGATCACGAGGAATGTACTGAATTCTAATCTCTCCAAAGTCAGGCTGACCTGTCTTCGGACATAAGCTCGTGAATTCACTGGTGCGAAACTCAACAAGATATGGAGATGGAACCTTACTTGGAAAGAACTCAAGTACTTCAGGAGCATACCTCTTCTGATACTGCGTAGATCCTGCTCCTAGCGATCTCAATTCAGCAACGTCATCTTTTGGCATTGTTACCTCTCTTAGATTATCATACAAGATACCGAGGAAATCGAGAACGAAGCTCAGAGATAATTCTATCCAGAATGTTTGGAACACCAAGATTATCAAGATGCTCTTTCATTCGAACAAACCGAGAAATAGTATCTCTTTCGAACTCTTCGAAACTCTCATAAGGAGAGAATTTAACAGGGCATCCTACTAAGCGATTTCTACCAAAGAGTCTCTTCGAGATTGAAAGATGTCCTGATTTGAACTTCAGAGCAACTAGCGGAAACATGCATGAAATCGGGTTGTGATTGTGAATCATACATCCTTTATCTCCATCCAAGAAGATACACTCGTACTTAGTATGATCATAACACAAAAACTGAACAACGCGGCCATCTATTTCAACATCAACGACACGAGAGAGATCAGGAGGAATCACCTCTCTTGCTATAGGAGGAACTCCAAACTCTGCCCATACATTCCAATACCGAATACAGCACTGAGAACATCCGGGATATGAAAGGCAGGTACTTCTGAAATACACTTCTTCTAATCGAAATCCTACTTGCAGGATGCACGTGAATACTACAGAGCCGCTTTCGACTAGGGATTATGACTAGAACTGGTCTCTCGACTAGGCCATCCCAGTATTTGAATTCCCTCTTGAGACACTGAACAAGGGTGTGACTCGATCTACACTTTTTCTCAGAGAAAGGAGTTAGCATTAGAAATTCAGAAACTCAGCTCGAGTTTCTGCCTCATCCCTAAAGCATCCTAGCAAGCAACTAGTAACCGTAATTGATCCTGGTTTCTCGACTCCTCGTATAGTCATACAGAGATGTTCTGCCTCAACAATTACACCAACTCCTACAGGCTTTAGATGCTTTTCAATAGCACGCGCAATCTGTTGAGTCATCCTCTCTTGAATCTGAAGTCGGCGGGAATACATCTCAACGATTCGAGCGAGTTTCGAGAGGCCAGTAATTCTTCCTTCTTTAGGGATGTACCCGACCTTAACTTCACCTAAGAACGGAACGAGATGATGAGAGCAGAGAGAACAAAACGGAATGTTCTTCACTACAACCATCTGATCATAACTGTCAGAGAATTCAACAGAGAGAATCTTCTTAGCACTCATCCGATAACCAGAGAGAAACGCCTGTTGCCAAGCCTTCGCAACTCGACGAGGCGTGTCCACAAGATGCTGATCTTTCATCTCTAACCCAAAAGCATTCAGAAAATCGGAGATAGCTTTCTCTGCTTTCTTCAAATTACTAGGAGAAAACATCAGTTTCCTCTCCCTTCATACTCGATAGGGTCCTTCATCCCTACAGATTCGAACGCCTCTAAACGTTCAACACAAGACCCACAACGCCCACAAGCTCTCTCTCCACCTTTGTAACAAGTCCACGTCATTGAGTAAATCTCAACAGCATCGACTCCGAGTTCATGAGCAGCTCGAATACCATCCTGCAGAACTCTTCCTTTATCAAGAGAGATGTATGGAGTTAATATCTTAATCTTCTCGTAGCTCCCTGCATTGATTGCATCTTGCATCAAATTCACGAACTCGATTCTGCAATCCGGATAGATATCATGATCACCTGAGTGAGCTCCATACGCTACCAGAGAAATACTTTGACTCATTGCATACGCTGCTGCAATATTCAGAAATATCGCATTTCGATTCGGCACGACAGTTACTCTCATATTTGGGTGAGCGTAATGTCCTTCCGGAACATCTATGTTGTCTGTTAGAGCAGATCCTTCTAGAAGAGGTTGGAGAGATGACAAGACAACAGTCTGAAACGGAACGTTAAGTCTCGAAGCGATATTTTTCGCTGATTGCAACTCTCTGCGATGTCGCTGACCATATAAGAACCCTAAACAACTTGGGGTAAATCCTCTAGAGAGGAAGTGAAGAAGCAAAGACGTTGAATCCATTCCACCACTCAGCGAAACAACAACTTTCTCTTTCATAGTTCTACTCACAACACAATTGGACTTTCTCTCTCAACTCATTCTGAATTCTGTAGAAATCACGGTCGCTAATCCCTAACCACTCGCATATAGGAATACGAATCTGATTCTTCCAGGTCTTTCTCTTGCTCTGCCATAGATTGATAAGAGCAGTCAACTCTTCAGGAGGCTCTAAGAGACACTTCAAAAACAGAGAAGCCTCACGTGAGAGTTCAGACAGGATCTTCACATCATCTTTCGAAATTCTCTTTCTTCCTTTTGGTTTTTTCTCGACGTCCAGTAACAAAGGTACTATTCGTCTCCTCTTCGTTGCCTTATAGATGTTACAATACTCAAGACGAAGATTTGTCATCAAGAGGGTGCTAAACTTACACCCCTTAGATGGATCCCAAACTTTCAGTGTGTAGTAGTATTGAAAAACACCAAACTGAACAAGATCATCGAAATCCCAATCTACATGTGAAGCGAGACCTTGGTAACATCTCCATGCTGCAGATTGAATAAGACCCAACACCTCCTCTAAAGAAGGTACTCCTTCTGGCTTGTGGTTCATAACTCCTCCGTGACGTGTTTTGTTTCGAAAGCATACCCTCCAAGAACATTATATCTTTTCACAAGAAAAAAGCTAGAATTCTCTTGACTTCTCACTCAAAGTTCTTAAAATAACAAGTGTCATGAGAATTATCAGAAGCAGAGATGAATGGAACAGATTCGTCGCTGAAGAGTCTTTCTACGACGACGCTCGCATTCTCTCTACACCTGAGTCCTTTCCTTGCCTCGTAGAGCTTGCTGGTAGATTTGGAAATGAACGCCTCGTGTCGTTCATGTACTATCCTGCTGCTAAAGCTCTAGTGAGTGTTACAGAAGCCAACTCAACACCGTAGAGTCCATCGAAATTCGATGATGTAGTCAGAAGTTTTCATAACCCCTGCAAATGTCTTCCTCGCAATTAGCACTAGCCCTTCTGTTAGAAGACCTGCCTCCGAGATTGTAAACCCATTTCCTTGGTTTGCTGTCAAACTTGCATAGAATCGAACATACCAATCTTGATCACCTTCCGAATTAGGGTATGCAGCCGTCACGGTCTTTACAGGAGTAATTGGAAGCTGTAACTTATCATCAGATTCACTCTCTGGCATAGTTCCGGTCCCAAACTGCATGAACTTGACATAATTTCGAGCGCCTTCAGCCCCAATATCTCCAGCCAGTAGTTTACAGACGATAGTTTTCCCTATATCAACTACCAGATTTTGAACTGACCGTCTTTCGACGATTTTCTTAGTTCGAGCATGTCGCTTAATAATCTCAATACATCCAGTCATTTCTACCTCACACGAAAGCTAAAGTCCAGTTTACTGTCCACGTCCACGAAGAAGACTTGTAGATAGCAGGGAATGTCTTCCTGGCTGCTAGAAATGGTGCAGGAGCAAGAAACATCAATCCCGCTTCTCGATACTGAACATCATTTCCTACATCTCCTTCTACAACAGCAGAAAACATAACAGATTTCTCAGTCGGGTAAGAGTATGACGAGATGTTAGCGAAAATAGGATCGGTAATTTCAGTATCCTCAGAAGTCTCAGGTGTTCCTGAAGTTCCAAAGGCTACCCTTCCAATGTAACGGGTTATCGGGTCATTTCCACTAGGAAGAAAATCTCCTCCAAGTAATCTACTTTGTTGGGTTCGAAGATTGTTCACAATCACATTCTGAAACTCAAAGACATCCCTAACCTTCCCAGTTACATCTCTCACAACAATCTTGAGAAACCCTTGAATTCTTCCTATCTCATCTTGTATCTGATCTGATTTTCTTTGCGAATCAACCTCGAGTTTGAATTGTTTCTTCTGATGCATTGTTTTCTCCAAGATAGATAAGAGGAGCACGTTCTCCTCCATACTCCTCAACAATACGAGTATACCACTCAACATCAAACCCAGAAACACGAAGAAACCCTGAAGAGAATTTCCAAACTTCCGAATAAGGAGCTCTCGCCCACCTAGGAGGCACCGATTGAGTTAGATGGATAATTGAGCCTTCCTTTCCGAACCCTAAATGTTGTACTTGATACGAAGGGTAAATTCTGGATAAGTATGAATATCCGCTAGAGAGCATTCTTTGAATCTGAATGTCTGCAAACTCTTTCTCTCCTGCTCCAAAGTGATTTCCTGTTTGAAGCAAGCTATCTCGACTGAAGACGATATGAGCCTCTCCAGTGAATCGGTAGTTGCAGAAAACCTTATTACCTACGCGAAACTGAGAGCCTCTTCTTGCAAGCCCATACAGTGTCATTGCTCCAGGACGAGAGTATGAAGTCTCCTTCAAGAACTCAAAATCTCCAATCAGGTCGAGAATAGAAGCCTCGGTAGTTAGAATGTCATCATCGAGAAGCATGCAATACTCACAATCAGAAGAGCTGAGAAAAGTATCGATTGCATTCTTCCTCTGCAACCCAATCCTAGCTGCTCCTTCTCTAGTAGATCCTGGTCCTTTCCGAGGCTGATTTCTGTACTGCAAGATTTCTCCTGGGAGTCCATCCAAGAATTTAACAACGCGAGCATCTGTTGATCCATCATCGAAGATTCTAATCTGTATTCGCCTCTCTCTGATTGATCTTAAGAGAAATTCCAAACACAACTTCAGATGACCATACCGATTAAACGTGAAAACATTAACACAGACTGTAGACTTCATCAACAGCAGCCTCAACTAAATCCGGTACGTTTGCATGCATTCGGAGACATCCAAAGGATCTGCAGGTATCTCGCTTCCATCCTTTCTCTCCGTTGTAATTACATCCTCCTCCACATCGTGTCAACTTACACTCTACAGGAGTCACTTGGTAAACTCTCTGAAGGGCGGAAGAATCTGTTGCACTGAAAATCACTACACTTCGCCTATGTACTGCTTGAGCGACATGCATCATACAACTGTCGACAGTTAGAACCATCCGAGAAAGTCTCACCATAGAGCAGAAAATCTCAAACGGAGCTGATGCAAACACTACTCCTCGAGGAACTCGGAAGTAAGGTCTTACAGAATCGAAATACACAACAGCGTACTTTCGAGATAATCTCTCCAAGAGTACTTCTGCATACTTAGGAGGATATGTTCTCGTACTACAAGTTCCTCTCAGAGAGACAGCAATGAAATCTCCAGTAACTCCAGCTCTCTTGAGACTCTGCTCAGCTTCCTCTTGCTCTTTTGGGTGAGAAATCCATTCGGGAAGAGCTTCGTCGAGAGACTTAACTTGGCATGAAATCGCGAAGAGTTGACTTCTCGTAAACTTCAACGGGCCAGTCTCAGTAGACTCGTAGAGAAATGGAGGGCAATACAAATCATACACGGAATCAAACTTCTCTTCTTCAACCAGTTTCAAGTACAGGTACTTCGCTCTGTTGAGAGACTCATCTCTAGCTCGTCGAATCCTTTGAAGCACATCCAAATCTCCCAAAGAAACGACTTCGTCAACACCTTTCAAGTGACGAGCTACACCTCTGAACGGATGAGGAACAAAAACAGTGATGTGACATGAAGGATCTTCTCTCTTGAGGGCAGAAGATGCCCCCGAAATACAGAGGATATCTCCATACCCACCGGCTTCTCTAACGAGTGCAATTCTTCGAATTTTCAGTACCCTTTCTCTCTGGAACCTTCTGACTCACGTTCCTAACTGGATTGGGGACAACTTTCATCAGATCATCACGAGAGCAGTTGGCTAAAACCCAGATAGCAGCATCGAAGAAGATCTTCTTGAATAGACACGAAACTACATCAGGAGTATTGATATCTCCTGTAGCTCCGAGACTAACTTCTCTGCAACCTCCTCCACAAACCCACTTGATAGGACATGAACAGCATGTAGGTCTAACATAGTGACGATTATCACACCAGAGATTCTTCGCTACAGGATCAAATCCAGTCTTCAGATCTCCAATCTTCGAGTTAATCTCTCGATGACAAGAGTAAATTTCTCCTTTGGGATTAACTGCCATATATCCTACCCCTCCACCACACTCGCTTATCGAGTGTAGATGCCACAATAACCTCTCAATAGTTTTGTTGATGACATGAATTCGAGGTAGTTTTCCTTCCTTAACCTTCTCGATGAACCAATCGGCAACGGAGAGGTATTCGTCAATCAGAGGAGGAGTATTTGCCTCGGTGAAGACGATCTGACCTGGAACATGGGCAATACATCGAGATTCAGTCAAGCATGCAGGTTCTACTGAAACCCAATTTCCATATCCCTTATCACACAGTTCATTCAGAAACATCACTCTCTCAAGAATTTTCGTTTCGACGGGAAGATAAGTTGATCGAAGAGTAATTCCTCTGTTCCCTGCTTCCGAAAGAGTTACCAAACCTCTGAGTGTCTGATCGAACGATCCTGTACCACTTGGAGTCTTTCGAAACCTGTTGTGAAGTTCTTCTGGTCCATCTAGAGAGACAATGAATGAAAAACCATGCTCCTTGAAGAACCTAGCTTTTTGTTCGTCAACAGCACATGCGTTGGTTGTAACACTCTTGTTCAACTGAAATCCGTTGAAATATCCCTCACACCAGAGAGTAATATCTCTCAGATTCTGAAAAGCGATTAGAGGCTCTCCTCCGAAAAACCCAAAAGAGAACCTTTTTCCTTGCTGAAGTGTCTTCAAATCAATCAGCGACCTGACCGCTTTTTGAGCTACCTCGAGTGACATCGCAGGAGTTTCATCCTTTGGATAGAAATGGCTGAGGAAACAGTATGAGCAGCGCAGTTGACAGTGGTGAGTGACTTCAAACACCAACATCTGAACAGTAGGAATTCGAGGAAGTTGAAAGTATGGAACAATCTCCACAGGCTTGATCTTCTTCTCTTCATCCCATGAATCAACTTCAAACACATCCATCGAATTGCAGTCGTAGATAAATTTCCTTCCTCGAACTTCAGTCCGATACAATCGTCCTGGAGCTGCTACGGGGTTTCCTATCTTTCGATCTAAAGGATTCAAGTGTATCATTTCACATCCTCAATGTATTTACGTATGAAAATAAAAAACATTCGAATTCCGACAGTTCTCTAGTGAGTTTTGAAAGTTTAAGGTTCGGAACTGATCTTCGAGACCAAGTAGATCCATGGAGACTATACGGAGCTCTTCGATAGGGGAATGGACTCATAGAAGTTATCACAGGATCTATTACAGTCCTCTTAATCGAATAACTCTTCAAACTGAAAACATTTCTAAGTTCGAAGATTCCGATATCTCTGTGAAGCGAAGCAACTCGATTGAGAACATCTAGTTCAATATCAACAGCTTCTTCCATCGAAACTATTCGATCCGTGAAAACCGAAAATGATAGAGATTCTCCTTGAATAGGAGACTCACAAACGAGAAACTGAGAAAATATATCCTCAAGAAGACCCAGAATGTCTTCAATTCTAACGTTTAGATGAGGATATCTGTATAGGTCGATATCGAGAAAGAACTTAAAAGGACCGAGAGGAATCCAGTATGTTGTCGTCCTGTCAGAAAGAGTATCAACAAAAAGTTGAAAGATACTGTACGTAATCTGAGCATTTTCCCACGCATGCTTCGTAGAAAATGTGCATCTCCCATCGAGCTGAGTTGCTATTTGATGAAGTTCAAAGAATGATCGAGAAGGAAAAACGAAAGAACGGTTTCTAGTCTTCTTCACCATAGAATCATAAAACTCACCATGCTTGAGGCGCAATGCAAGTCCTCGAGATTTTACAATGTCGAACTGCTCAACTATTCTGCTGACATCACAAGGAATTGCTCGTCTCATGTCTATCTAGAAACTCCTCCTACTCAAAATACAGTTGACATGAAAACTGGCATGCAGGATATTCACACCTCTCTTGACACGCTAACTGGCAAGAGCTATACTGACACCCTCCGAGTTGACACCCAGGATTTGTCTGGCAAGCGCTTGATATCTCACAACCTGTCTCACAACCTGTCTCACAACCTGTCTCACAACTTGTCTCACAACCTGTCTCACAACCTGTCTCACAACCTGTCTCACAACCTGTCTCACAACCTGCGAGTGTACAACCAGCCTGACAGCTTAGCAAACAGACCTTCTGGCAAACGGCCATACATGCTAGTTGACACATAAACAGACACGTGAAATCACACGATATTTGGCAAGGCCCACTAGTACATCCAAACTGACATGTTGTTAGACATCCAGAATCTTGACAGAAGTTCTGGCAATCCAACTCACACACATTCTCGCACTTGGATTGACATTGTGTTTGGCACGTCCCTTCGCACGAGGCTTCGCATCCAAACTGACACGGATCTGCTTCACATCCTATTTCACACTGAGTCTGACAGTTTATCTGACAGAGAACTTGGCAGTTCAACTCACAGTTAGCTTCGCAAGTTTTCTCACAACCTTCCTCACAGTCTAGTTCACACGTCGCTTGGCAGTACCCTTTACACGCAACCATACATCCTATCTGGCAGTTCGCCTGACATCCTTTTTGGCAAACCCCCTGACAATCTTGTTGGCAATCGTCCTGACATGCCTGTTCGCACTCGAACTGACACGCTATGACACACACATTCTGACATGCAAACTGACAGGCTGAATGCTCACATTCTACTTGACAATTCTGTTGACATGCAAGAACTTGGCATTCAGTCTGGCACGATCCTTCACATCCTCCTGATGTACAACCCCACTGACAAACAATCTCACATGTCCCTTCACATCCTCCTGATGTACAACCCCACTGACAAACAGTCTCACATGCCCCTTCACATCCTCCTGATGTACAACCCCACTGACAAACAGTCTCACATGCCCCT